ACATCAGAAAAGTTATTGTATTCGCCCGTAGATGCGATCTCGCTGCCGGCAGTGAATGCGCCGGATACCTTATGTTCACCCTTTTTTACATCCGCGACAAAAGAGCCTGTGATGTTCGGCAGTCCGGCCTCCACGGTGGTGCCCGCTGCGTGGCCGCTGCCAGCACCCATCAGTACCCGGTTCTGCGCAATCTCCTGCCATGTACCGCCGAACAGTGCGGCAGGGCTTGTACGGGCGGTGCTCTGGTAGATGCTGCCCACGGGAAAAGGATCCACGCTTTTCAAGCTTTTCAACAGCGCATCCACCTCGGCACGGGTATAAAAGCTGCCACCCCTCATGGATTCGATCACGGCCTTCCACTGCTGCACCAGCGTGCCGGTGGGGATGCCATGCACACCATCCCGCATCACGCCGCAGACGGTCTCATCTGCGCGCGTGTCGTAGATGTCGGCGGCGGTAACGGCGGTGGAGCCTGCAGGGCGCTTGATCTCGGCAAGGCAGAGGTCGTAGATCAGCTCGGTGCGGGTGATGGCCGGGGCAGCAGGCCCGGCAGAATTCGGGACACCTTCCAGCACCTGCAGGCTGGTCTTTTTGGCGGCGGCATCGTAGCGCAGCACGATGCGGTCAATGCGGCTGCGTACAGGGTCCGCTTCGGTGAGCACCACGGTGGTGGGCTGCTCCATGATGATGCTGCGGCCCTTGAACCGCGCCGGGCGCACCCATGCCTGACCGGCGCTCACCTGCACGCTCAGGCCGCCCTGTGCCGTGACGGAGAAATCCTCCTCGGCGCTGTACACGCCGCTCAGGCGGGTGGCGAGGTAGCCCGAAGCGTCGTCGGCATCGTAGGTAATGCAGTTTTCGGGGTAAGTAATGATATCAGCCATAAAGTCCTCCTAAGTCTTGTGCCATGTGGGCGTACCCAGCCGGATGGTGCGGGTGGTGCCGCTGTCCTCGCTCTGGGTGATGATGTCGGCCACGCGCACCATGGCGGTGTAGCCCAGCTGAGGCAGGCTTGCGCTCAACACGTCGCCCACCTGCAGGGTATCATCGTCCACGTCAAACTCGATGGACCCGGTGCGCAGCTGGGCCAGAAGCTTTTCGCCGCCCCGGTCAGCCAGCTTTGCCAGATAGCTCTGGCTGGTGCTGGTCTCGCCGTCCTCCGGCTGCACATCACGGGCATCGACGTACATTTCCCGCCGGTCGGAGCCGGTAGCGTTCACATCGCCCACCCAGACGGTGGCGCGCTCGTCACCTTCGCCAGCGCCCTGCACAAGGGCGATGTTGGCGTAGTCGGTGTCGGCAAAGCTCCACCCGGCATTCAGCAGGTTGCCCCACCGGGGGCTGTATCTGCGGTTCGGGTCGAAGGTGGGCCGGAAGCACTCGAAGAGCAGCTTTTTCTTGCTGCCCTTGCCGTCCAGCACGATGCGGAACCCCAGATCACAGGCCTGCCCGATGGTCTTGCAGTAGTCGAACACCGTACCGCCGGAGGTCTGCTTTTCAAAGGTGGTGTCAAAGCCGTACTCGGTGCCCAGCGCAAGGCGGGGCCATGGCTTTGCGGCGCTCACAAGACTGCGCATGGCGGCTTCGGCGTTCTGGTTCTTGATGCTCACCGCAGACACCCGCTTGGTCAGCAGCCATGTTGCCGGGTAGCCGCTCACGACCAAATTCGCGTCCTCGTTCTGGTTGGCGCGGGAGCAGATGCGCATGGGGATGCGGGGGTTCTCGTCGCTGCGCACCAGCCAGCGGCCCTCCTGCAAAAGCTGCAGGTTCTCGGTGGTGGGGCGCACTTCCAGCGTGAAGCTGCCCTCGGAGTAATAGGGACTGTCCCAATAGAGGGACACCCACACGTCCACCCAGCCCACGCGGGCAAGGGTGTCTGCGTCCAAAACGTCCAGTCTCATAACGGTTCGGGCAGGATGCCCGCCTCCATCGGGTAAAAGCTCACGGATGCCTGCAGGTAGCCGGAGCCGTTCTCGGCCTGCATGGAGAGCATGTTATCGCCGGGCTGCAGCTCGGTGAGGGTGCTGTCCTCGTCCAGCTTGGAGAAGATGTTCTCGGTCACGCCTGCCCGGGTCAGAGTGCAGGCCAGCCGGTCAGAGGTGCTGCGGTAGATCTCCAGCGTCTCGTCCGGCTGCAGGGTCAGGCCAAAGCCGATGAAGGCCCCGGTCTGCAGATCCACCACCTTTGGATGCGTCACCGGCATGTCGCACCGCAGGGTGGCCGTGAAGGGCACCGGCAGGCTGCCCTCGTTGCGTAGCACTGCCGCCGTGCCGTCCCGCTTGATGCCGTAGATGTGGCTGTCGTAGCAGACAGGAAAGCGGAACGCCTTTTCGTACCCGCCCAGCACGCTGCTGACGGCGTTGAGGTCGTACCAGAAGGGCTTTTCGCTGTAGAGCATGAGCGAACAGCGCGGCTGCGGCGTGTAGCTGGAAAAGTAGGGCGTTTTCTGCAGCACAAAGCGGGTGAAATAGTGGTCGCCAAAGTACAGGGTGCCCTTGGTGAAGTAGGGCAGCTTTTTGCTGAAATCCCGGGCATTGTCCAGCGCATACGCGCCCCAGAACACCACATCGAGGGTGCGGGACACGCCGGAGACGCTCTGCCCCTCCACGGTGTCGCCCACCTGATTGACACCCTGCGCGGTTTTCAAGTCCACGTCGATGCCGTTCAGCGGGTCGAGAAAGTAAGGGGCATCGTAGTCCCAGCCCAGATGCAGGACGGCACCGGCATCTGTCACGACCTTGAGATGGTCTTTAAAAAGCACAGTGTCCTCCTTTCATCGTTTGCGGGCCTTGGCCTTGTCGGCTTCCCAGCGGGCTTCCCGCTGCTGTGCGGCGGCGGTGTCGTGGCCGTTGTAAAAGTTCTGGGTGATGTTGGTATCACCCTCGCGGTGGTAGCTGTTGGCAGCAGACACCACCTGTGCGGTGCCGGATGCAGCCACGGTGGAGCCGAGGCGCATGTTGTCGGAAAGCACCAGCGCCCCCGCCTGCCGGATCATGTCGGCAAGGGCAGAGTTGGTCTTTTCCAGCGCCTTGGTGTTGGCGTTGATGGCATCTTCCAGACTGCCGGTGCCGGTGGTGATATCCACGCTGCCCATGCCGCCGGAGCCGGAGGACCCGCCGGAAGAGCCGCCGCGCCCGGACGAACCTTTCTTACTGAAAGAGCCGCCGATCGAGGCAACGATGCCCGCGATGACGGCAGCAAGGGCTACGCCCGCTGCGATCATCAGCAGAGCCTGCGGAGTGCCAAAGCCAGTAGGGAACAGCGCCGCAGCGATGGCATCCAGCATTGCTACGAACGCGCCGCCGATAGACCCGATCAGGCCGCCCAGCGAAGCGAGGATCTCCGGGAATGCAGAGATCAGGCCGCCTTTCATGCCCTGACTGATGGCAAGGGCCGCATTGCTCAGCGGTGTTTTCAGCCCGCCGAAGATCTCTATCAGGGTGGAGCCGAGGCCCTGCGCCTGCTGCCAGACCTCAGAGAAGCCGCTGGTCAGGCCGTTCACGATCTGCCCGCCCAGATCAATGGCACCCTGCACCAGCTGATCGCGGGCACCGCCCAGCGCTTTGTTGAGCTTAGTCACGATGCCAAGGGCAAAATCATTGACCTGCTTTTTCTGGTCGGCGGTCAGGCCGCTGTAGATGGTGCTTGCGACCCACTTGCCGATGCTCAGCCAGTCCTGGTTCTTGACGGCGGTGTACAGATCATCGAAGGTGCCAAGCACGCCGGTATCTGCTTCGGTCTGGATCTCCTTCCACAGGCCGTCAAAGGTGTCCGCGCTGGACTTTTTGATCTGCTCAGCCACCTGCACGGTGCCGTCGGCCGCGATGGTCTTGACCCGCTCGATGGTCACGAGGGCACCGTCCACGATGTCGTCGTAGACCTCGGTGATGACCTGCTTCTGGGTCTCGGTGCCGTCGGTCAGGGTCTCGGTGACGGTCTGGGTGGTGGTCTTGACCCCGTCTGCCAGCGTCTCGAAGGTGGAAGTGACCGTCTTGGCGGTCTCGCGGACGGTCTCCATGGTCTGCTTGACGGTCTTGGTGCCGTCCGCAGCCACCTCTGTGATGGTTTTGATGTCCTTCAGCACACCATCCACCATCTGCCGGGAAGTCTCGGTGATGACCTGCTTTTGCTGGGTCTTGCCGTTGGAGAGCGTTTCGGTGATGTTTTCGGTGGTGCGGGTGATCTTGCCGTCGATTTCGGTCGTGGTGTCCGAGATGGACTTGACTACTTCTGCGGCGGCCTGCTTCGTGGCCTTGCTGGCCTTCTTGGCTCCGCTGGTGATGGCAGGGTAGGGGTTCGCGGCTGTCTGGCTCCCGGCACGGCTGCTGCCGTTGCCGGAGCTGCTTGTGCCCTTCGGGACCCATCCGTTGTCATCGTCCCATTCGAGGTCTTTGTGGGAGCTGTCCCACTGTTTCGCGTTCTTGCGCTTGTTGTAGTTGTTGATGGCGTTGTTGTAGGCGGAGTTATAAGCATCTGCTGCAGCGCCGATGCCGTTCTTCAGGTTGGCCAGCGCTGCCGCTGCGCCTTCGATTTTTGCGACCAGATCATTGATCCAGTCCACCACCGTGCCGATGGCGTTCTGTGCGATCTTTTTCACAGACGCAAATGCGGAGTTGACGGCATTGCGGAAGGTCTCGCTGGTCTTATAGGCCGTCACGAGACCCGCTGCCAAAGCTGCAAGTAAAGACACTACAAGGCCGATGGGGTTCGCCTTGAGAACCGCGTTCAAACCTGCCTGCGCGACTGCAAGACCGGTCGCCCCGGCTTCGGCGGCTTGGTGGGCAGCGGTCATGGCCGTGGTTGCGGCAGTGTGAACCACTTCAATTGCAGTAGCGGCGGCTACATAGCCCTTGTATGTCAGGAATGCCGTTCCGGCAGCGGCCACAACAGCCGTTGCAATACCGATGGTCTCCTTGAGCTGGGCCATCTTCTCGTCGCTGTCGAGGAAGGAGACCACCACCTCGTTCAGCTTGACCACCAGCTCACCCAGAGCTGCAAACAGGCCGCTGGTCAGCTCACCGGTCAGGGCGCTGACATTATCCTTCAGGGTGGACATGCGCCCGCTGAAGGTCTGGCTGGCTTCCAGCATACCGTTGTAGAACTGCCCGCCCTGACTGGTGGCGGCTTCCACCGCCGCTTCCAGCTCGCTGAAGCTGACCTTGCCATCCGAGATGCGCTTGTACAGGTCGGACATGCTCTCGCCGGTGGCATCACAGATCTGGTTCAGCGGGTTGAAACCCGCATCGATCATCATGTTGACGTTTTCCAGCGTGACCTTCTGGGCGCTGGACATCTTGCCGTAGGCGCGGGTCAGGGTCTGCAGCTTCTCGGCGTTGCCCAGCGAGATATCACCCAGCCGCTGCAGCACACCGGTGGTGTCGTCTGCCGCAATGCCGAACTGCAGAAGGGTCTGGGTGCCGCTAGTCAGGTCATCCAGCGAGAAAGGCGTGGATGCCGCCATTTTGCGGATCTCGGAAAGCTTTGTGGCGGCGGCCTCCTCGCTGCCCAGCATGACCTTGAAGTTGGTCAGGTAGCTTTCCATGGTGGCGTTGTAATCCACACCGCTCTTGACCACCTCGGCCAGCTTGGACGATGCCTGTTTTGCAAAGTCCGCGATCATCTGCCCGGCGGCTACCGTCCACTTGCTGGTGCTTTTTTCCGCCTGGTCGCTGTTCAGCCTTACTTCGCCGGTGATGCTGAAATCTGCCACTGTGTCCACCTCTCTCCATTCCAAAAGAGCGCGGGCACAAGGGCACAGGCTGTTATAACTTGATCTCTACCTCCCGCTTACAGGCGGGATTTTTGCATTTTACCCACAGGCCATGGGCGGATGCGGCATTTTCTGCCCACACCGGCAGCGCCCGCCCGCAGTATGGGCAGGGCACCGGGGCGCGGCTAGTGCCGGAACCGCGCAAGGAACGCAGCGTCATGCTCTTCGACCGAAACGACACGGGCGGCACCCCCTCTCAGCTCAGCAGGCAGGGCAAAGCGCTCCTGCAGGTCGGCGTAGCGGTCGCGCATACTGCCCTCGTACTCGGACAAGTCCATGGTGCGCCAGCCCATGATCTTAGCCATGAGGGTCTCCTCCGGCAGGGCCGCGAACAGTGCCCGGAACCGGAACCAGTGCACCTTTTCGCGGGTCAGGTCGATGCCGTAGGCCTGCTGGAACGCCGCCACGATGTAACCGGCATCACACTGGTAGTCGAAGGCAAGACCGGAAGAGGGCGCGGTACTGCTTTCAGCCGCGGCGCTTTCGGCTGCTTTTTCGCCCGCCTTATAAAACTCGATCATGTACCCGTAGGCATCGATGATCTTCTGCCTTTGCCCAACGATAAAATGCGATGACCTTTCCGTATGCAGCATCATTTTCTGTCGGCGGCTCTTCTGCGGTCTTGCGCCAGCGCTGGGCATCCGGGACGACTGCCGGTTCATCTTCCAGCACATCCATTGCGTCCATAATCTGACACGCGCGGCATCTTACGCCGTTGTAATGTTCGCAGCCACAGCAATATGCCGCTTTGATGTTTGCAATGGCTTTTTCACGGTCGATAAATTCACTCATTTTTCAATCTCCCTCCTTGTCAGTTCGCTCGCCAGCAACCTTGCAGCTTCACGGGGGGCAGCGGTGATATCGGCCTGCGATCCTTCCCCCCATCACTTCACGGACGGGTTCACGCGCTCAACCAGCTCGCAGCCGGGCACTGCCGTGCCGGTCTTGAGCAGGGCCGCAATGGCCGTCTTGTTGGGTGCGCGGGTGGTCATCTCGGTCATGTACTCGGCAGGGATGGCAGCTTCATCAAGCACGCAGACGGCCTTACTGCGGCGAAAGCTCACCGCGCACCGGTCACTGCTGAAGTTCTGCCCACCCAGAGCATCGGTCAGATAGTGCTTGAGACTGTCGATCTTGCGCTTTGCGGCTGCCTTGCGGTCAGCAAAAGCCTTTTCCTGCGCTTCAAAGGCCGCAACATCGGCTTCGAGATTCTTTACCCAGCAGGCGATGTTGTCCACCTTCTCTGCCTTTGCCATGTTCAGCTTTTCTAGCCGGTCGATGTCCATAACCTCGCCGGTCTCCGGATCGATGCAGTCCAAAATCTGCGAGTTGATCTCATACAGGTTCATAGTGCTTTTTACCTCCATACGTTCAGAGCCTGAGAAATGGCTCTGAACGGCGTTTTGCGTTTTGCAGTATAACTTTGCCGGTTTGCCCTAAAACCGCGTTCAGGGAGCCGTGCAGGACGCTCTGAACGCCATATGCTGGCTATTCTTTCAAAAGCTTCCGCTCTGCGCGGGCTTTCAGCATCTTCTGCAACTTACGGTGTGAATGCAGGCAACGCTCTGTCATGAGTCGCTCTCCCTGAATCTTCTGAATCCGCGCCAGCCAGTCAGGAAGCAGCTGGTTCTGCCACTTGCAGTGCGGTATGACATCGTAAAACGCCTGTTCTGCGATATCATCCGGGGCCGTCCGAAGGTCTGACTTTGCCCAGACAGTGGAAATCGCCTTCCGGCTCTCGTCTGTTTGGGGCTTGCCGAAATAGGCATCTGCCACGGCCAGCAGTTCGATGGTCTTCTCCATCGTCAATCAAATCACCCCCTTGAAGATGTCTGCATAGACATCCGCTGCAGATCTGGATGTATTGCCCGGTGCAGGCTTGTTCGGTTGCTGCTCACTGTCACGGGATATCCACCCGGATGCTGCAGCCTTCCAGTTTTTCATGGGATTCCGGCCCACCTTCCAGCCGTTGGACTCGTAGTAGGCATGGAACCGAATAGCCTGCCCTTCTGTGCCACCCTTCTCCGCAAAGTAACTTTTTACTGTTTCAACATCAGGCGGTGAAAACCTGTTCTTGGTTGTAGGGGGCAGCGCTTCAGCGCTATTACTATCAGATACTTTAGTATCTGAGTAATTATTAGTTTTTAATTTTAGGGGGCTATTGGTTTCGTTTGGTTTCTCAGAAAAACCAATTGGTTCCGTTTGGTTATCGTCAAAAACCTTTTGGTTTCCGTCGGTTTTCTTTGGCCTGCCGCCCTTTCGGCCTGCTTCTCGGTGTGCAGTAATAGCACGTCTGTACGTCTCAATATTCCCGTCAAGCGCTTCCCTCTGAGATTCAAACGCCACCTGTTCGATAGGTTCAAGGCCTTCCGGTTCACTCCCGGTTTCCACATAGTCCCGCATTGCATTCACAACATGCCGGAATGCCGCATCATCAAGAATGTCAAGAAGTTTGAACGATGTGAACAGGATCAACAAGCCTTTCGGGCGAGCCATTTCAATATCGTCCACTACTAACCACCTCCTTCCCGTTTTTGAAAACCAAACGCTTTTCGTAAAAACCATTTGGTTTTCTTTGGTTTTTACAGTTCGATGATCTTAACCTCTACGCCGTAGCCGATGACGTTCCGGCACTGCTGTTTGATGCGGGGGATTGCAACAGCGCTGCTTTTGAGGAACTTCTTCGTGCTGGGGGTGCAGGCCAGATACAGCGTAACGCCGTCCAGACTGGCCTTGGTTCCGCGCAGGTTGTCCGCAATGAACTTGTCACCGTAGACCTCAACACGGCGAATAACCTCTCCCCAGTTCGCAAAATCCTTGCCCGGATACTTCGTAGGGGTGGATTCCGGTTCAGTCTGCTGGCTGTTCTTGCTCTTGAGTTCGTTCAGGGCATCCAGCATTGCAGACATGCAGGAAGCGCACACCTTGATCTCGTTCTGAAGCTCAACAAGGGCACTGTTCAAGCCCACCAGCTGGTTAATGGTCTTCTTCATGTCTTCGTTCTGCTGGTACAGGCGGCTGTCGATAGATTTCAGCAGGATGTAAACCCGGCTATCATCCGGGGTATCATTCGGTACATCCTCAAGCATGAAGTCGTATGCACCGTTGCGGATATTGACAACTGCCGACACGGAACGACCGATAATGGCTGCGACCTCTGCATCTGACAGGCCCTTACTAAGAAGAAGCTTTGCATTGCGCACCTCTTCCGGCATAATATTTCTTTTTGCTGGCATTTTTCTCTCCCTCATTTCTGCCGCTCAGAACGGCAAATCTTCATCGTCGTTGATGGGCGCAGTATATACCGCCGGAATTGCAGAGCTATTCAGCAGCTTCTTGGGCGGAATTTCAAAATCGCCATCCCGGATTTTGTCAATGCTGGTGAACTTGCTGACCACCAATTTGGTTTTGATGCTGCCATCATTGGCCTGGTACTCTTCCTCCCCGAGGATGATGCCCACCAGCTTGCCGCGCAGGGTCCTTTCATCGTTGTTGAACTTGTAGCCCGGGTTGGACTGCTCCACGCTGGTCAGGAATGCCTTGAAGAACGGCAGCGCGGTCTCCTTGTAGGACTTCTTGGTGGTGCCGCCCCATGCCCACTGGCCGGATTCCAGCTTTCCACGTTCCTGCATAGCCTTTGTCATTCCATGGAAATAGCCTCGGAACTCGCCCTCTGCAATATCCCAGTAGATGTTGAGGTATTCCTTCTCAGGCACGTCCTGTGCGGCCACGATACCGGCGACATAAGCGCCTACTGGCAGGGTCTTGAGATCAGTTGCTTCCTGAACTTCGTTCCAATTGATGTTCTTCATGATTTTTTACTCCTTTTCGTTGTTCTTGGCGGGTACTGCATCGTTTGCAGGCAGACCGTAATATTCGCGAATGGTCTTATCAACCATTGCAAGATCGTTGTCAATCAGCTGAGCATCAAACATCCCCATGGGAGATTTGCTCACATCGCTGCCGGTGTTCTGGGTACTAAAATAATATTTGCCATCCTGTACCACCGTTTTCAGGACAATGGTGAACAGTCCTTCCACGCAAATCTTCTCGTCCAGCATCTTGCCAATGGTCTTGAACTTCTCGTTGCCGTCGTTGTCCCTCTCCATGTGGCCCATAATGTAGATAATCTTGTTACTGGGCAGGCTCTTCGCAAGATCAAGCAGCCCCTTGAAGTTAGCTGCCATGTCGGTAAACTTCTGATAGCCGATCTGTTTTGCCGTCCTAACAAATTCGTTGGACATGAGATAAGTTGCATCATCAATCACGATGCTCTGCTTTGGGGTCTTGCACAGCAGGTTTGCAATCGCGCCGTAATCATCCGAAACGGCACCCTTGAGACCGTTAAAACGAAACGGGAACGGCTTGCCCAGCACGTTGACCACGCTCACCTGTTCGGGCTTAAAATTGCGCAGACTGGTGGACTTGCCGGAACCAGACTGCCCGTAAATCATAACCAAAATAGCCATTACTCTTCATCCTCCTGATCTTCGGTCTGTTCTGCCCCTCGCGGCAGGAAATAGTAGTCGTCCGGCGGCTCAAGTGCCGGGCCGTAGCCGTCAAGAGAAAGGTCATACATCGGGTTCATGCTACCACCTCCGGTGCCGGGTCAATGGCGGTAGGGGAGATGTCTGGTGCGGGAATCAACTTTCCAGCGGTCAAACGCTGCGGAGCAGGGGAGTGCTGCGTTTCGCTTGCAGGCTTCCCGAACTTGACCTCGGCACCCAGATCTTCGACCTCGACCGTGACGCGCAGGCGGTACAGACCGGTAGTGTCGTTGAATGCACCCGAAACGCTGTCAAGCAGCTCGTCAACGATTCCGGGGACGTACTTGCCGTCCATAAACTTGCCGTCACTGGAAAAGCGGCCCTGAATCTCAACATAATTTTTTTCCATCTTGTAAAACCTCCGAAAATGTGTTATCTTCGGGTTGATGTGACCTGTAAAATCCATCAACCCTTGCAGCCTGCCGGTGCGCCAACACCAGCGGGCTGCTTTTTCTTTTGTGCGGCCAAAATCTCTTTGATGCGGCCTTTGCCGTAGGTTCCGGCGCTTGCAGTAAAGCGCTCGTTGTCGTCCACAAGGCCCTGATGGATTGCCCCGGCCCGCTCTTCCTGCTGGCGGATAAGTTGCTCTGTGCGCTCCCGGTAGCTCGCTTCGAGAGCTTTCACCCTGATATGTACAGCGCGGCACTCCGGACACCGCTCCGCGCGGCGGCCCACATTGCGCATCACCTTCCCGCAGTCAACACAGACGCGGGTGTAGATCATATTGTTGTTGACTGCCATGCTCAGCCCGCCTTTCTACCGCTCTTCACGGTGTTCTGGGGCTGATGGTGAATCTTCTTGCTCCGCTTTTTCTCCTGATCGGCGGCGTAGAAGCCCAGCCGCATAAAGAAGATTGCCAGCAGGATCAGCACCATTGCTGTGATGAACGCGCCGTCCGAGACGGTGCCCAGTGTCTGGGCAGTGCCCTCAACGCCCATGCTGTACAGCAGGCCCGTCGCAAAGCTCCCCATTGCAAGCCAGTACCAAACGCCAGATTTGATTCTCATGCGGATTCTCCTTTCTCAACAGTAGGGAAGAACAGCTCCCCGATTTCGTCCTGCCGGATGTCCAACAGTTCACAAATTGCTACGATCTCTTTACTTGTCCACGGCTGGTGCCCGTTCATCCGGGCGCTCATAGTGTACCGGCCAATGCCGCTATGTTCAGCGACTTCCTGATCGCGGTAGCCGCAGCTGTGGAACCGCCCCCGCAGCTTCCAGTACGGAATCTGCCGGAAGGTGCCCTGTACGACCTTCATCATGCTTTTTCGACCTCTTTTCTTTGATGTGTGCCAGCCGTGCAGGCTGGTTCTTGTCCCAGCGGGCTTCCCGCCAGTATTTGTTCCGCCCGTTCATCAGGCGGTCTCCTTGCCAAGACGCTGCTCCTTCTCCTGCTCGCTCAAAAGCTCGCGGGGGTCAACGTTCAGCGTGTCGGCAATGGCCTTGAGCGTCCGGGGGCTGGTGCCGCCCTTCTTTTTGATGTAGTAGTAGGTGGCCCGCTCAAGGCCAGCAGCCTGCATCAGCTCGGTAACATTTACTCCCCGTAAAATCATCAGGGATTCAATTTTTTTCATGCTTACCTTCAAATTATCACCTTCTTTCACGCTTCCAGCCGCTTTGCCCGGACATTCAGAAACTGGTTCACAAAGTAAATCTGTCCCTTCCCCGTGACTTTCGGGGTCTTGTTGATGCTGGTGTGGCCGTCCGAGTGCACCACGGTGGTCTCCTTGATCTCAAACAGGCACATTTCCACGGCCCGCTGGGTGGGCATATTATAGTCGCTGCGCTTGGGGTCGCGGATCAGATAGCCGTGCTCCCGCATCCAGCTGAACAGCCGGTTCTGCCCGATCTGCACACCGTTCTGGCACAGCAGTTTTGCCAGCTCACCTACAAGGATGCTCTTCTTGCTGGCGCTTACAGCATCCGCAAAGATGCCCTTCGGGGTCAGCTCTGCAATCTGAGCGTCCTTGTGTTCCAGCTCGTCGTGGGCGGCAATAAGGGCCTGCGCCATCAGCTCCGCGCGGGAAAGCTGCGGGCGCTGTGCCAGCTGCTTCTCCATCTGGTTGAAGGCCTCGATGTACTTGAGCTTCCACTGCACGGCTTCCTTGCCGGTAAAGCCCATGGCCAGCAGGGAAAAGCCGTCACGGTTCATCAAGTATTCCGGGAATTTCTGGCCGCGATACTCGAACTCGGTCTCGTGGAAGAATTTAGTAGCCGAATTTTCGGCCACTAAAAGTTGACGAATAGCCGCCAGAACGTGCTTATGCTCCTTGCCAAAGCGCTTGGCAACGTCCCGGCTGGATGCCACTGGTTCGCCGTTCTGGGTGGATAAGATAATGTCGTCCATGTGGATTTGTACCTCCTTGTATTCACTTCACTTTCGCTGTAAAATAAAAAGACGGAAAGGAGGTGAATGGAAAAATGATTTTTGAAAATTTTTTAAGAATGCATGGTCTGAATATGCAAATTGAGCGAGATGGTGAAATTATTGCAACCGTTCCAGGTTTGCCAAACCGAGAAACGGCAACGAACCGTCAGTACGTTGGATTTCGCCCAAAAACCGATATTAAAATAGACGATGTTATTATCACTCCGGCCAATGAACGGCTTTATGTAACGGAAACGCAGGCATCGTTCTTCCAAAAGCAGCAGGAAGAAATAAAAGCGTTCTATATGACCGAAGTCGAGAAAAAGCGAAAAGAAACCGAACAGCGTCAGAGTAATATTTATAATATCGGTACAGCTTACGGTTCTGTAATTGGAACAGCCAATACAGCGACCATCAACTACCAGACGAATTTTCAGGAACTGCGGGAAAGGGCAGAAGCTGAAGATGCACCGGACAAAGAGCAAGTCCAGAAGTTAGTTGATCTTGTTGAGATGATCGTAAATGACCAGATTCCTCCGCAGAAGGGATTGTTGTCCAAGTTTTCCGAAACGATGGAACGTCACTCGTGGATTACAAGTGCTGTTGCATCTGCGCTTGTATCGTGGTTGACACAACTTCCGCACTGATCTCGATGGTCAAGTTTAACAATGCTTTTCCATTGCTGGACTGAACCAACGAATAATCCTTCACGTTCTGGATAACCGTTCCGTCTATCTGGCAGCTAAAACGATTGTCCAAGTGCGACAGCTGAATCTCTTGCGCCCCGCGCTTCTCTTCCTTAGGAGCGTGGGGCCTTTTGCTGTTGCTCATCTTCTTCACCTCCTTTGGATGAACTTGCAAAAGTGTAATTAAATTCCACTTTTCTTGCAAAAAAATATGGAATCACGCTGCTGCATGTCCATGCCGAGAGTATTGGCCAGAGTGTCAATTTCACTGGCCTTAAACTCGGTCTCGTTATCAATTTTCATCTGCAAAGCATACGGTGTCAGGCCCATAATTTCGGCAATGGCCTTATATTTAAGCCCGGAATCTGCAATGATGGAACGCAGCGCATTGGTGTCGGTCATGGTTGTCACCTCCTTTCAAAGTGGAATTGAATTCCACTAACCACATAATAGCACCGAGTGGAAATAAAGTCAACCTTTTTTGAGGAAAAAATAAAAAATACTTGAATATTATTCCACTCTATGATAAGATAAGAGCGAAGGTTGGTGATTTTATGGCAACTCTATACGACAGAATCAAAAGCCGCCGCACGGAGCTTGGCTTAACAGTCGAAGAACTGGCTCACAAGATGGGCTATAAAGATAAATCTTCTATAAGTAAGATTGAAAATGGTAAAGCCGATATCCCACAATCAAAAATTGCAGCATTTGCTGATGCGCTGCAGACCACCCCCGCCTACCTGATGGGCTGGGAAGAACAGCCGGAGCCCAAGAAGCCCACCATCCCCCCGGGCTTTGAGCCGATGCCAAAGATGAAGAAGATCCCGCTGATCGGAGCCATTGCCTGCGGGGAACCCATCACGGCAGAGCAGAACATTGAAAAAATGGTGGACGTGCCGGAGAACATCCGGTGCGATTTTTCCCTGACCTGCCACGGTGACAGCATGGTGGATGCCGGCATTCACGATAAAGACGTGGTGTATATCCGCATCCAGCCGGAGGTGGAGAACGGCGAGATCGCAGCGGTGCGCATTGATGGTGAAGCCACCCTCAAGCGGGTATATTACAACCCCGGCACGCTGACCCTGATGCCCGCAAACCCGGCTTATGCGCCCATGATCTACACCGGCCCCCAGCTGGAGGAGGTGCACATTGAGGGCAAGGCCGTAGGCTGGACACACTGGGTGGGGTAATTTTGGATTATCGGAGTCATTCCAGTCTATATAGCGAAGGAGTGTTATGTATGAAGAAAACTATGAAAAAGACCGCTGCAGCACTGTGCATTGCCGCAACGCTTGTATCTGTGGCAGCGCCGGCAATGGCTGTCAGCCCAGCAGAATATATGAGCACAGCCGCTCTTGAAGAATGCAATACTGCGACGGTAGCGCAGGTGGAAAGCCTGATCAACCAAATCGGAACCGTCACGACTGCCCGCCGCCCGGCAATTGTGGCTGCCGTGAATGCCTATAATGAATTGGACGATGCAAGCAAGGCGCAGGTCAGTAACTTTGCGGTGTTGGCAGAAGCCCAGCAGGTGCTGGGACTGAAAGACGCTCTTGCAAAGCTGAAAATCAGTTACGATAAGGTCGAGGACGCAAGAAGCTATGTGTCACCCACGGAAGACCGACTGAGCAATCAAGGCAAAAGCTATATACTGCCCTTCTTTGTAAATGGCAGCACCAATGATCCGTCAATGTTTTTCATGGTTCTGTGTAGCGGCAACAAATATGTGTACTTGGACACGATCACGATTCGCGCAGGCGAGTATAAATACACCTACACGATCGATTGGACGGATGTGGATCGTGGCTATGATGGAAAGCAGTATTGGGAACTGACCTCCTTTGTAGGCGATGATGAAGATATCCAGTGGTTTAAGAATATTTTGAGCGCTGATGAAATCATTATCCGATACAGCGGCGATGGTGGCAGCATCGACCACACAGTCTCCCCCGAAGAGCGTCAGGCAATTACGGATGTCTTGAACGCATATGATCTGTTCAAGGCAGCAAGCCCGACTGTACGCGCAAAGGCTTTGAATAACTGATGTAAACTAAACAAAAACGCCCCCGGTGCTGCGAACACCGAGGGCGCAGAAGGAGAAAATACGGGATGACAAAAGATACCGAAAAGGTCTTGCTGAAACTTTATCGTGCATACACGGAGCGCCGCAAAACCTTGCCGAAGTCTCAGGCAAAATATTTTGCATCAGAAGATGTGTCGGCTGCATTGCCGGGGATCCCGTGGGATGACGTGAGAGAGGCGCTTGCGGAACTGCGTGATGATGGCTATATCGACCTTTACATGATGGGTGCCTGCGATCTGTTTCCGAAGGCTATCGAGTACGGCGAAACGGCTGTCGAACGCGGCATTGACAAGGCGCTGGATGTGTGGAGTAAACTCCATTAACCGAGTTTCAGTTTGTCCACCGAAATGTTCAGCGTCATATCTGCGAGGGGATGGCCCGCATCGCACTGGATGGAGAAGCCTTTGACGCGATGGACTTCAACACCGTTCAACTTCATTTTGAAGTCTTTTTCGTAAAGATAAAGTTCGACGGCATTCTGACGCTCTGACATGATAGCACCTTTCTTTCTGTGTATGAATGAAAAGATTCGTTCACGTTCATTATACATCAAAATTATGCTAAAGTATAGCATAATTTTGATTTGCACAAACAAATAAAAAAACCTCCCCCAGTGTTACCAGCACCGAAGGAGGTTTCCGAACCGCTTGCCCGAAGGCGTCACGGCTCTGTACAGTAGATTTTGGCGAACCTCTGCACAGACTATGATACCACCTCCGGGCAGGCTTGTCAAAGTGTACCCTTGTGTATGGAGGTGGATTTTATGAAAAAACGGGTCAACACGGCGTTTTGGGTCGAGAAGGAAAGCCGCTGGTGCATCGCGGTGCAGAAGAACGGCACCCGCAAACGGTTTTACAGCAGCACGCCTGGCCGCACCGGCCAGCGGGAAGCCAACGCAAAGGCCGATGCCTGGCTTGACGACAGCATCCGGGACGGAAAAAAGAAGGTAGCTGCCCTCTATGCCCAGTGGGTAGAAGAACTGAAGCTGACTTGCGGGACATCCTATGTGACACAATGCCAGCGTTACGGGGACTGCTATATCCTGCCGACCTGTGGGAATATCCGCATTGACGAGTTAACCGAGGGCGATCTTCAAAAGGCCATTGACGTTTCGTTCCGGAAGCGCTCACAGAAAAAGAACCAGCGCAAGCCCATCTCAAACCAGCCGTTGAGCCGAAAGACGCTTATGACGATCCGGGCTGCGGAAACCGCCTTTGTCAAGTGGTGCCGAAGGAACAAGTACACGACACTCTACCCCGACCTGTCTATCCCGAAGAATGCCAGGATGGGGAAACGCACAATTCTTCAGCCCACCGCCCTGAAGGTTCTGTTTAGCGTAGACACCCGCACCTACTATGGAAAGCTGGTATTTGATGAATATATCTACGCCTACCGTTTTGCAGTTGCGACCGGCCTGCGCCCCGGAGAGCTGATTGGCTTATGGTATGGAGACATCAAAGGGAACACGGTCAACCTTCGGCGCAGCATCAACGTGCACCGGGAACAGACGACCGGAAAAAACGAAAACGCAATCCGCTCTTTTGACATGGGCAAGGAAGCTCGCGAGGCATACGAGGCACAGGTGCAGCTTCTGAAGGCTCAAGGTATGCTTCTGAACTACAATACCCCGCTGTTTCAGATCCCGTCAGAACACGCGCTCTATCGCCGCTGGGAATCCTACCAGGAAGCAAATGGGCTTGAGCCGAAAGTTTCACTTTACGAGCTGCGGCACACCTTTGTCAGTGTTGAATCCAGCGTCCTGACTGACAGCCAGCTGAAGATGCTCGTGGGCCATAGCAAGAACATGGACACTGCCGGAGTGTATCGGCACGAGCTTGACGGTCAGAGGGAAGATCTTGCTGCCGCTACCACCGCGGCATTCAAAAAGGCACAGGCCTGA